CCTCTTTTTACAGCGAAAAAAGAATCACGCGATTTTTGGAAAGGAGCCATAATGGGCAAAGCCAAGAAAGCACCCGAATGGCGTAGCCGGATTCAGGAGATCAAGGACCGTGCCGAGCTGGCCGGTGTCGAGCAAAACGTCTTCTTTCTGTCTACGCTTGAAAGGTACGAATACCAGATCAAGATCATTGACGAATTACAGAAGAGCATTGATGAGGCGATTGACGGAGAAGGCGTAACCGTCATAAAGGAATATGTGAAGGGAAGAGAGAACGTGGTTATCAATCCCGTTTTTCCGGAACACAGCAGACAGGTTGCAGCTGCAAACAAATCGGTCGAGACGCTGATCCGAATCATTAAGAGCTTTTCGTCAACAAAGGAAGAACATCCTGACGATCCTTTGATGGATATACTAAATGGCACTGTCGAGTAAACACCCGGCGCTTTTATTTGCCAAGGAATGCGTAAAGAAAAATAGTCTGGCCCCGAAGTACGTCAGGATTCAGTGCCAAGATTTCATAAACATCGCATCCGGCAAAGACAAGAAGTATGAGATCAACGAGCAGACGGTCAAGAAGATCGAGGCCATATTAAAGCTGGCGATCATGCCGAAGGGTTTAAAGGCCGGGCAAAGCCTTTATGAATGTTCGGAAGGGTATCAATGGATGTTATATGTTGCGGCCCTGGCGGTCGTGCATCGGAAGAATCCGTCAAAAAGACGGTATGAAACCATCCTTTTGGAGATTGCCCGGAAGAACTTCAAGACTTATACGGTGGGAACGCTGTTTCTGCTGTTGTTTATCTTGGAGCCCCCGCTGTCAAAGTTTTATTCAGTGGCACCGGACGGGGCCCTGTCGCGTGAAGTGAAGGACGCGGTTGCCGATACATTGCGGATGTCTCCGCTTTTGTATGAGCATATCGACCAGAAGCGTTTCAAGCTGACGCGAGATTATATTGAGTTTATACCAACGAAGTCCCAATTCATCCCCTTAAATTACTCGACGAGCAGGATGGACGGTAGGCTCCCGAACGTATTTCTGGCAGACGAGGTCGGAGCGTTGCCGACATCCTACCCGATCGAGGCTATGAGATCAGGACAGTTGAACATCCTGAACAAGTTGGGCTTCATTATCTCGACAAAATACACGACTTTCGATAATCCTTTCGAGGACGAGGTCGCTTATGCGAAAAAGATCCTTGAAGGTACGGAAGACAACGAGAAAACATTCGCGCTTCTCTTTGAACCGGATAAAACGGATCATTGGGAAACGGATGATAAGATCCTCAAGCAGGCGAACCCAGTATCCTGGGGGAACAAAATCTTTTGGCAGGATCTGATAGACAAGCGTACCAGGGCAATCGCCATGGAAAGCGCAAGAGAAAACTTTCTGACGAAGCACTGCAATATCATTTATTCCGGTGCGGGTACGGAAACATATATCGATGTTAAAGATGTGCAGAAATGCCGCGTCGATAACATTGACTGGAACGGAAGAGAAGTTTGGGTTGGAGTTGATTTATCCATGACAAACGATAATACTTCCGTTTCTTTCGTTAGTGAGGAAAACGGCGTGATTTTTGCGGAAAGCTTCGCGTTTATTCCGGAGGGCCGGATAGATGAGAAGAACGCTGCAGAGAAGATTGATTATCGGATTCACGCAAAGCATGGAAAATGCATTCCGTGCGGAGACCTCACGATTGATTATTCCGTCGTGGAAGATTTCGTCTTCAATCTCGAAGAGAAGTTCGGCGTGAAAATAGTGGCGATCGGCTTCGACCGATACAACGCCATGAGTTCGGCGCAAAAATGGGACAAGAAATACAACACGGTGGAAATTAAGCAGCATTCGAGCGTATTGCACCCGCCGACGAAACTCCTTTATGAAAGCATAGTCGATGGGAATTTTGCTTATACGGAAAACAAGCTTCTGGAAATCAACTTTCAGAATGCACGGTGTACATTTGATACTAACATGAACAGGTATGTGAACAAGAAAAAGTCGAACGGAAAGGTGGACATGGTCGTGTCTTTGATCAACGCGGTTTACCTTCTCCAGCAAGACAGGTTGTTAAATTACGGCGGATTTATCGCCCAGGTGATCTAAATGGGATTTTTAGACAGATTCAGACAATCAAATGATGATGGCATTACGGTAAGTGATGTGTTATTAAAGGCAATTTTGAGTGGAGAGACCCTATCGAGACAACAGGTCGAGTCAATTCCGCAAGTGGCGGCCGATATCGACCTGATCTCCTCCACTTTTGCTATGATTCCCTTCCGGCTGTACAAAAAGACAGCTGATGAAGACGGAAACATCAAAAAAGTGCCGATTGATGATGATCCGAGGGTAACCGTTCTGAACCGGCGGACAAATGACACGCTGGACCCGTTTATGATGAAAAAAGCACTGTGCAAGGATTACTTCTTAGGCTATAACGGCGGCGGTTACGCATATATCGACAGGCGCGGGAACGTGGTTAATAGTTTGCGCTATGTGAAAAGCGAAGATGTAGGAGTCTTGACCAATGGAGACCCGATTTTCCGCACAAATGAGATTATGGTAAACGCCGTCCGCTATAACGACTACGACTTTTTGAAGCTCCTCCGTGATTCAAGAGACGGAGTCAGCGGAGAAGGCATCATACAGGAAGTAAATAAGGCATTGCAGACCGCTTATCATACCATGGAGTTCCAGCTTGCGACCCTTAAAAAGGGAGGGAGCAAGAAGGGATTCCTCCAGAGCAAGCGACGGATCGGAGATGATGAGATTCGGATCTTGAAGGAATCATGGCGGAATCTGTATTCCAACAGCTCCGAAAACATCCCGGTGCTGAATGAGGGCGTGGAATTCAAAGAATCTTCCACGAATCCTACGGAATTACAGTTGAATGAATCGATTGTCACTCTAAACAAAGAGATCGACGCGATTTTTCATATATCAGATGATCTTGAGAAGTTTATCCGGTTGGCGATACAGCCGATCGGCGCAGCGTTTGAAGCATCCCTCGACAAAGACCTTCTGTTGGAGAAGGAGAAGGAGGATTACTTCTGGGCGGCCGATTATTCGGAACTGATCAAGGCAACCATTAAAGAACGCTTCGAGGCATACACCGAAGCAAAGAACGCCGGGTGGCTGACGATCAATGAGATCAGATCCATGGAGAACATGGAAGCCATCGAAGGCATGAATGTACTAAACATCGGACTTAGCGCGGCACTTTATTCCGTTGATGGAACACTTGATAGGGACCGCTTCTATGTTCCGAATACCGATACAGCAGAACGCAAGCAGATCGAGGACTCTGGGAGCGGGAAAGGAGAAGATCCCAATGAGTGAAATTTATCTCTATGACGAGATCGTTACGGAGAAATGGAGCGACTGGGATGGTGTAGAGCACGGATTTACACCGGATGATCTTTCCGGTCCTTTAAGGGCAGCAGGTGAAGGTGAAACGGTAGACATCTATGTGAACTCTCCCGGAGGGTCCGTATTCGCAGCGGTCGCTATGACAAGCGAGATAAAGCGAGCTATCCAGCGGGGCGTGAAGGTGAATGCGTATGTTGACGGAATCGCGGCGAGCGCAGCGTCATTTTTAATTATGGCCTGTGAGACCGTGAATATGTATTCCGGAACAATGCTGATGGTGCATAAGCCGATGGCTGTATGTATCGGAAACGCAGACGCTATGCTGAAATGCGCAGAAGAGTTGGAAGACATCCAGGAAGCGACCTGTATGCCGCTTTATCGAGCAAAGTTGAAGGGTGATGAAGAAGAGCTGAAGGCCCTCATTGCACATGAGAGTTGGTTATCCGCTAAAAAGGCGGCAGACATCTTCGACATCACGATTATCGATGAGCAAAAGGACATCACAAACTCCCTGAGTCGTGACGTTCTTAAAAAGTTCGGATACCAAAATGCACCCGAACAGCTAATCAAAAAGCCGGAAACGGCAAAAGAAACCACGGCTCAGGCAACAAACCAGCCGACATACAACACCCCGGTGGACTATACCGAGTGGGAGGAAGCAATCAACAGTATTTAGGAGGTAACAAAAATGAACAAAAAAGAGTTACAGGAACGCCTGAACGAGATCAAGGATAGCATGACCGCCATCGTTGATTCTGCAAAGGCAGAAAACCGCAACCTTAGCGAGGAAGAGATCAAGAACTTCAACGATCTCAAGGCTGAGGCAACACAGACACAGGCAACCATCGATGCACAGGACGCAGTAGATAAGATGCAGACAGTTAAGACTGTTGCTCCTTCTACCCTGTCAAAGGAAGATCAGGATGTGAAGAACTTCGCTGATTTCGTAAGAAACGCCATCACCGGCGAGCCTTTCCAGGCAGGCGATTCTCCGATTACCAAGGGTGACAACGGAGCAATCATTCCTACAACCATCGCAAACATGG